GTAAAAATAATAGATACGATGCATTCTCTCAGTTAACAAATATGTTACCACCAAAAAAAGAAAAATACATTGTTGATGTACCTGATTATGTAAACATATCATATGATTTGATTATGTGGTGTGATTATATGGAAGATTTAAATAAATTAGTAGAACAGGTGGTTTATTTTCAAGGTGGTGCATTTGGTGAAAGATATAAATTCCAAATCAAAGGAGATTCATACACATTTGAAACTACAAATGGTGTTGGTGAAGAAAGAATCGTTAGAAGTAACGTAACACTTACAGTTAAAGCTTATTTAGTACCTGAAGATAGAGGTAAAAAATCAATAAATACACAAAAAGTGTTCGGTGTATCAAAAATTATATGGAATCCTAAGTTTTAGAAATTATTTTTCATATTTATACATATAAATTAATATTAAACATATAAACAACAGAGTTATGGCAAAAGTAAAAGAACAAGAAGTAATGAAGTTCACCGAAGAGGAAACTACAAGCATTAAGAAGTTTAGAGAAGATTTTTCACAGATTACAGTTAAATTAGGAGAAATTGAGATAGAGAGTATTATTCTAAAATCTCAACAAGATAAACTTTCCGAAATAAAATCTGAAGTAGAGTCTAAATATAAACAACTTAGAGCTGATGAAGTAAAATTAGCTGGTGAATTAAAAGAAAAATACGGAGATGGAGAATTCGATTTAGAGACTGGTATTTTCACACCGGCTTCATAAATATATCGTTTCATAAATTTCTGAGTATTTATTAGTATAAAAAACCAATAAGAAATTAATAGGAGAATCAAATGGCAGAAAGAATAGTAAGTCCCGGAGTATTTACAAGAGAAAAGGACTTGTCGTTTCTACCTCAAGGGATTGGCGAAATTGGAGCAGCATTAATAGGTTCAACAGTAAAAGGACCAGCATTCGTTCCAACAACAGTATCATCTTTTCAAGAGTTTCAACAAGTATTCGGTGGATTGACTTTAGATTCATATCTACCATATACTGCACAAGCTTATTTAGAAGATGCAGGTACTGCGACAATCGTTAGGGTATTAGGACAAGATGGATACACTCTTGAAAACCCAATCGCATTAACAGTATCATCATCATATGGTACTAAGGTAGTAGCAGTACTACACCCAACTTCAGAAGTAACATCTGATGTTGATGTATTTAAGAACAGTACAATTGGTGACCATAATGGTTCAGCTAGTGTAACAGCATCAATGTTTACATTAGGAGTATCAGGTTCAACGTTTGCAAACACTAATTTTAGTGCTTCTTTAAATCCATCAAATGATAACTACTTCACAAAATCATTTGGATTTTCAGCAAGAGGTGCTCAAAAAGGATATGTATTATCAAACTTTAAAACATATCAATCAGCATCATTTGCTCAAGCAGGTGAAATTCCAGTAGTATCGCTAGATGTTGTTAAAGATGTAGATTACACAAAAGCATATTCTGAGGCAAATACACCTTGGATTACTTCACAAAAAGTAGGTGGTAACACAACTAACTTAATTAAGTTCCATACATTATCACATGGTACAGCAACTAACTACGAATTTAAAATCGGTATTCAAGATATTAAACCAGCTGGTTCAGTACCAGGTTCTGAATATGGTTCATTTACTGTAGTAGTAAGAAGAGTTGACCAAGATAAGATTGCTGGTTCACCATTTGTAGGAGTAGTTGATTCAGATATCAGACCTAACTTAGTTGAACAATTTCAAGGAGTTAACTTAAATCCTGATTCACCAAACTTTATCGCTAGAGTAATCGGTGATAAGTATATTACTGTAGATGCAGATGGAAAATTATCAACTAATGGTGATTATCCAAACAATTCAGAAAATATTAGAGTTGAGGTTTCAAACGCAGTTAGAGATGGTGGTGTCGATGAATCATTAGTACCTTTCGGATTTGCAGCATTACAAAATCCGTTTGGAAACAGATTTGATATACCAAGTCCTTCTTATGTATCTGCTCAAACAATCAACGAATCATACAATCCTAAGAAATTTTGGGGATATGATTTTGATTTTGTAACAACAGATAACAGAAACTTCTTATCAGTAACACCAGATAGTAATAACGCATCAGTAGGTACGGCATTCTATTTAGGTGATAACAACCAAGATGCTGGAGCTAATTACCCATCATCAACGGCTGCTAATTCTGGTTCTATATCATTAAAAGATGGAGAAACCTCTATCAATTCAAGAAAGTTCTTAGTACCATTTCAAGGTGGTTTTGATGGATTCAAACCAAATAGAATTGTTTCTTTAGGAAATGATATTTCAGCTGGAAACACACAAGGGTATGATTGCTCATCAAATACAGCAACAGGTACATTAGCATATAGAAAAGCAATTAACTCTGTATCTAATCCTGATGAATTTGATATTAATATGTTAGTATTACCAGGTATCATTCACAGATATCACTCAGCAGTATCAGTATTTGCTAAAGATATGTGTGAAGATAGACAAGATGCATTCTTTATTATGGATGCTTCAGCATGGAGTGATTCAATATCTACGGCAGTTAACGCTGTTCAAGCATTTGATTCAAACTATGTTGCATCTTACTATCCTTGGGTTAAGATACTTAATACAGATAAAAACAAACCAGTATGGGTTCCGCCATCGGTTGTACTTCCAGGCGTTATAGCATTTAACGACCAAGTAGCCGCTGAATGGTTCGCACCAGCTGGATTGAACAGAGGTGGATTAACTTCAGTAATTGAAGCTAAGACAAGATTAACGAGAGTTGAGAGAGATGCACTTTACGAAGGTAGATTGAATCCTATCGCTACGTTCCCTGGTCAAGGTGTTACTGTATTTGGACAGAAAACATTACAAGCTAAACCATCGGCATTGGATAGAATCAATGTAAGAAGATTGTTAATCGCAGTGAAGAAATTCATCGCA